GGATACAAAGGTTCTTCACCTTACGATGCAGGATTATTCTACTGCCCATACGTTCCTCTACAGATGGTTCGTGCAGTGGGAGAGAACAGCTTCCAGCCTAAGATCGGCTTTAAGACACGTTATGGTCTTGTTGCCAACCCATTCGCTGAAGGAACAGATCAAGGTCTTGGTCGCCTTAAGGTTGACGCTAACCGTTACTACAGACGTGTTAAGGTTAAGAACCTCATGTAAGCGAGACGCTTATATTCATCAGAAAGACTCTTCTTCGGAAGGGTCTTTTTTTTGTGTCTAAATAAAACATAGAGTTTAGAAATTAATCATGGCTAAAGGAAAGGCATCAGTTTCTGCATCTGGAGCATCTATGTCAAAGTATGATGTGGAAGTAGAAGCAAGACTTAAAGCATTAGAAGCACAAGCACATCCAGTACCTACAGGTGCATCAAGTAAATTAGTTAATGACAGATTGGCTAATCTTGAGGAAGCAGTAGTAGCACTTCAAAAAGCAGCAGCATCTGCACCAGCAGCTCCAGCACCAGTAGCAGCACCAGTGCCTGTAGATCAAGAAACACTTAATAAAGTTGTTGATATTGTAAAACATGCACTACCAAAATGGGCTGGTACACATGGTCTCTAGAGATCGTCGTCGAAAGACAATAAAAAGAATTTATCAGTATTGGCGAGATAGTCTTGAAAGAAGACTGGCTGGAGTCGATGCTGCACTAAATAAATTAGAAGAACAAATTGCCAGAGATTCTGAAAATGAAACCAACACCGAAACAATATAAAGAAGCAGTAGAACGTCATGATAAGATTGTAAAGCATCTTATTGATGAAGGTTATGCTGAGAATGCAGAATCTGCAGATTCTATTATAATGGGTATGAGTGAGCAATGGTATGAACAAATTATTGACTAATGAAAGAATTTGACAGATTTATTGAAGAGGCAGCTGCTAAAAGATGCCCTGTTGGACAGTATTGGTGTTACACTGATAAAAAATGCAAGAAAATTCCTCTAGGTTATCATGTAGGACGTAGAGGATATCTTGAACAAGATGAGGATGAGAAAAATGGACAGAATGGAACACCATCTAATGGGTCTTCTAATGGTGGCGGTAATGGCAACGGTGGCAGTGGCAACGGTTCAAATGGTGGAAATGGTGGGGGAGAATAATGACATCATCAGTAAGAGGTCCATTCGCCAATCAATTAAAGAATAGGAATTTTCTTGCTCCTGTAGGATTTAAATTTTCTTTGGCAAAATATCCAAAGGTTTCATTTTTTTCTAATACTGCACGTATTCCTGATATTAGTTTAGGAACTGCAATAGAATCAACTTATCTTAAGGATATTGATTTTCCTGGTGAGAAACTTACATTTGGTGAATTAAATGTAAGATTCTTAGTTGATGAAGATCTTAAAAATTATATGGCAGTGCATAATTGGTTAACTGGATTAGGTTTTCCAGAAACACCACAAGAATTTATTGATCAGACTACAGTAAAAGAAGGATATAAAAAAGCAGGTGAAAGAGATTTAGCAGAACAATATAGTGATGGAAGTCTTCATATTCTAAACAGCAATTATAATGATATTGCTGTTGTAAAATTCAAAGATTTATTTCCAGTATACTTGACATCTTTGGAATTTGATGCTACAGAGAGTGATATAAATTACTTTACAGCAGATGTTACTTTCAAGTATACTATCTACGATATAGTTGATCCAAAAGGAACACCTTTATGATATAATATAATAATTGGTAAATATATTATGAATCTTGATAAAATTCAGGAGATGTGGGAGCGTGATGCTGTCATTGATCCTGATAATCTACATGATGAGTCATTAAAAATACCTCAATTACATTCAAAGTATTATACAGTTTATAATACGATTACTTTGTTGCGTGAGAAAGCAAGAGATTCTTATAATAGAGTAAAACTAGAAAGATATAATTTCTACACAGGAAAGGCACCAGCAGAAGTTTATGCTGAAGAACCATTTCCATATAAGGTTAGAGAGAAAGACGCAATACAGAGGCATCTAGATGCTGATGAGAAATTAACTAAGTTGGATTTAAAGATAAGATATTATGATGCCACTTTAAAATTTCTCGAAGAAATAATTAAAACAGTTTCAAATAGGACATTTCAAATTAAAAATGCTATTGAGTGGCAAAAATTCCAGACAGGATTTAATTGATAATGAATAATACTTTGCAGTTATTTCCTTCCCCAGTATTTTCAACAATCATTGAAGAAGATACTAGTGAGATGGATATTTCTAGTTTTAATTTAGATAATAGAGGATCATTTAATTTAGTTTTAAATGATGATTCAGAAGTAGATTGGAGAGTTTTAAAAAAATATCCTCGTGTTGAACAAATTATTCTTAATAAGTTTAAAGAAGTTTGCGATAATGTACTTCATTACACTCAAGATTTTGTAGTAACAACTTCATGGATTACTGAAATGAAGGAAGGTGGTAGCATAGACTGGCACAGTCATAAAAATAGTTTCTATAGTGGAATATATTATTTTAAAAATTATGATGCTAAAAGTGGAAGTATTATTTTTGATAATCCATTAAGAGATATTAAAGATTATTATATATTTCCAGAAAAACAAAATTTAATGACAACAGAAACTTGGGAAATATTTCCAGAAGATAAAACTCTAATATTTTTTCCCAGTTATCTTAGACATAAAGTTTTGTCACATAAGAGTGATTTTTCAAGGTATTCTCTTGCATGTAATATATGCCCCATAGGATCCTATGGGGAAAAAGATAACATGATAGATACCTCTTGGTATAAATAATTTTTTAAAACTGTGAGGGAAGGAGTCGAACCTTCAAGTCCCGCCAGGAACATCAGTTAAACAGACTGACACGTTTACCAATTTCGTCACCTCACATTGGGATCCCTAGTCAGGGATCGCTTGCATTATACGTGTGACTCCTATCCCACCTCCAGAACGAGGGAAGAAATCAAAGTCAAGGAACTCATCAAGTTCTTTCTCAACTCTTTCCTTACCAAATTTATCATAAAGAATTTGTGCATACCCACCATCAGAGATAGTATAGAAGGTCTCACGCATTTGTTCTTTATCTGTACTACGTTCTGCAGAACCAATGGTTTCCATACCATTTAAGATTACATCAATCTTTCTACTAGTACCATCTCCATTTCTAGACATGTTCCAGAAAGGTGATGTCCATTCAGGGAACTCAGTAATCATACCTCTACCGATGGCTGCTTCATGTCCATGATCAAGT